ATTATTTGTCAATGGCTAACACTCCACTCAATGACATAATGAATCGATTTGGTGCTGCGGTAGTAGAACGTGCCATGCTGAATCTTGGAGTGTATAGAACGGTTAAAGGAAAGAAACGCAGGGCGGTGGCGAGTGATACATTAAGAACATCACTTGCTTATTATTACAATGGTAAAAGTTCAAAGATTGAATTCTTCGCAAAAGGTAAAGCGGCTAATTATGCAAGTGTTGTAGAGTTCGGAAGGCGTAAAGGTGCGAAGATGCCACCAATAGAAGCGATTGTACAATGGATGAAAATTAAACCCATCCGTGTACGTGATGACAAGGGAAAGATTGTAAAACAAACGCCATCGGTAGTACGCAACGCAGCGTATAACATAGCCAAAGGAATTTCATTTAGAGGTATTCCACCGTTGTTTTATTGGCGTGATGCGGTTAACGATGTGATAGTAGAGTTCCAACCCGAATTCGAATTGGCACTTGAAAAAGAAATTAATTTAATAATTGAAGATAGCTTACAAAAGAAAATAAAAGTGTAATGGCATATACAACTGCAATAACAGGTTTAACAGCGCAAGGTAATAGCGCGTTTAGTGGTTTAATCTATTCGAATAATGATGTTTCGTTTACGATGACATCGAGCGAGTACGCGCAACCCAACTTTAAATACATCGTGTTAATTACCGACAATAACGCGGCATTAGATTATAAATTTTACATAAGTCAAAACGCGGTTAATAGCGGTGTATTTAACGCTAAAACAATCTTCAATCAGTTAGTGAAAAACGATATTGTTTATTCGGGTACTGATAACGTAATTCTTCAAACATCAACGCCTACATTAACGACTTCAAACAACGTGAACACGTTCACCGTTAAATTATATGAAGGTTACGATGTTGCAGGTGTATTTACCGAAGATGATAGCGTAGCGGTGTACTACGATTTAATGTGTGTCTATGGAAGTGGTAAACAGAACTTTATTGTGATGGGTACTAACGACACGAAACCACTTGCATTAAGTCAATGTTATGATGACGAAATAGGATTCAATAAAGAAACGTTAGCGCATCGATTAAACTTGCCATCATTGTTACAATCGGAGATTATTAATTGGCAATACCTTTCAAGGTCAAACATTACAAGCGTTATTGATAGCGCGTATAAGGTGGACACATGGATAGCAGATGATAATTTATATGTGAACGCTGGTTATCCATATAATGACATTGACCATTTTACTTTTGATTTATACGATGACAATCAAACGTTATTAGATTCTTTTGATATTCCGATGTCGTTTGGTTCGGGTTCGTTATTGATGTTACCAACAGGTTTAAAGAATTTAATTAATGGCGGTTACACGGATGCGATTACAGCAGGGAATACCGCTTTTTACGTTTACGCAGGTTATAATTCAAGTGACGAACAAGTTACTGCGAAGTATGGTTACTATCTTGTTAATGATTGTAAGTATAATCCAGTTCACGTGTATTGGCTCAATCAAATGGGTGGATGGGATAGTTACTCGTTTATCAAAAAGAACGAGAGAAATATTGAGGTTGAGAAAAAAAGATACAAGGCATATCAAGGTGACTTCAATACAGCTACATCAACCGGACCTTATGAAACAAAAAATTACACTCGTGAGTTAACCGAGCGCGAACCAATAGTAAACACGTTCATTAATTTAACGAGTGATTGGTTATGCGAATCCGAATTTAAATTTATGCGCGATTTATTCATGAGTAAAAGCGTATGGATGGTGGATGACAATGTGGATGGTTATTCAATCGTTCCCGTTATTGTTCAAGACAATAATTATTTAATGAAGCGCGAGCGCAATTCACGTAAGTACAACCAAACATTACGCCTACAAATTGCCAACAGCAATGAAACGTTAAACATTACAGCGAGTGAATACCCCATTCCATCGCCTACACCTTGCGAATATTACACTACATTCACGAAAGTTGGTGGTAATAACTCGTTAACCATTGGTTCGAATTATGGTAATGCGTGTAATGTGGTCGTTACTAACGCAACGAGAGGAAGTAATATAACGGTTCAAGTCAATGGTACAGGTGGAATAGTTCCAACGGTAGGCGATACGTATTACGTGCGCATTGATTATACTACTAATTGTCCAACACCTGTTACCCGTTTAGGATTTATCCAACTTGGTGCGGTATTAGGTGGTGGAACGCAAACTTCGTTTGATATGCAAAGTAATGGAACGCCAATTATCGCAACGGGTATTTGGGGAACGGGAGATACTTTTTATATGAAGCTACCCGTATGGAGTGGAGGTACTACATACAGCGGAAATATTTACGTAACTATTGGATTTGGTAACGACTGCGCATAACTATGGAAACAGCATTAATAATTTACACGCAAGATGGAAATGTTCCATATGTTGCAGACCTTTACGAAAATGAAACAATCGCACTTCAGTATTCGTTCAATGACATTAAAGATTTAAAACCTTCGGGTACTTACTCGAGAACGTTTCGAATTCCAGCGACTAACAACAACGCGCAGATATTTGGGTTCATTGAACAAAACACATTTCAGTTTTCTAACTTCAATCCGAAGCGAAAGTTAAACGCAATTATAACCGTTGATACTTTACCCGTGATGGAAGGCAGCATTCAATTTAAAGCTGCGTACACATCAAATGGGGTGGTGAGTGAATACGAAATTGTTTTCTTCGGAAACGTTATCGACTTCTTCAAAAATATTGGAGATGCGGATTTTAAAAACTACATTGGTGCGCAGTTACAAAATGATTATTCTTTTGTTGTTAATTACACGAATGTAACCGATGTCATTGCTGAAATTATCGGAGATAGAAATATTCAATTCACGATAACCGATAGAGGTAATAATTGGGTAGGCAGTTCTAATAGTGATAATACACGTTCAATTTATGCATATCCAACATACAACCTAAACAACCCATCACAATGGCAAGACCAAATTGATCAAATAATTAAAGTTGGTGAATTGACTTTAATGGTCAAGGCGCGTTACATCTTCGATAAGATAATTGAGTTAAGTGGGTTTAGTGTTAATGATGTCGCGAGTGATACGTTATTAGACGAACTTAATCGTTTGTATGTAGTATGGACAAGCGAAGCGAATATTACTCAACAGGTTGGAAATCCCGAAGCTGCGAAATTTGTTTTACGTGATGGTATCGATGGCGATACATTTACAGGTTCATCATTTACTTCATTGACATTGGGCAATGGTGCGGTGATTTATCAATATCCAATACCCAATTTAACGGAAGTAGTTGATCCAAATAACTACGTTGTAAGCAATGTGTTTACCGCTCCATTCAATGGGCGTTATACGATTAAATCGGTAATTAATATCGAACAACCTTCATCGATTAGTCATGGTTTACAATTAGGTTTATTGATAACTGATTTAAATGGCGATAAACGACTTTCAATAAATCAAACATCAAACACAATATTTTTAAATGTTGATCCAGCATCTACGTTCCCATTACAACAAACTGCATATACCGGAATTGGTCAAACATTTGACACGGATGTTTATCTAAATGCAGGTGAAACAGTACAACCAATTCTTTGGTCGGGTAGTGATATTGTAAACATGAGTGAAACATTAACGTTTCGCGATGCATCAACAGAAACTACTTATCCAAATAATTTGAACTCATCTTTCTTTTGTGATTATGTGAGTAAGCCATTGATGGGCAATGAAATTGATTTTTCAGCGAATGCACCCGTGATGAAATGCACGGAGTTTATGAGTTCAATTTTTAAAATGTTCAACTTGGTAGTTGTCCCCGATGCGTTCAATGCCAAACTACTTTCGTTTATTCCAATACAAGAATATTTAGCGAGTGGAACTCAAAAGGATTGGAGTAATATTTTAGACATTAGTAAAGATATTGTTTTAACGTCAACAAGCGATTACCAAGCGCAAGTCAATAGATGGACTTACAAAGAATCAACAGACTATTTAAACAACATTTATAACACGCAAGGTAATCGCGTTTATGGTAGGTTGGAATTGTTAGATCCCGAAAATGATTTTGCAACAAATCAACAAGAAATTAAATTGGAATTTGGAAGTACGCCACTTGCGTTGATTCAAGGAACGGAATTCCCAATACCGAAATTCATTAATGATCAATCCGAATATGTTACACCCACGCCACGAATTTTAAGATTAACAGATAATCCGATTTTAGTAAATGTATGGGATGAAGAAAGCGGTGCGGTTGTAACTGATTATTTGATTAATATGTTTAGTCATTATTCGCAGTTGATACCATCATTAGATTCATACGATTATAATTTTGGACAAGAGAGTCCATTACAACCAGTCGAAGCGATACCATACCAAACACTTTACCAACGTTTTTGGAACGATTATATCGCGAATATTTATGCACCTGACGCAAGAATAATGGAAGCATTTTTTGCGCTCGAATTTGCGGACATTTATAACTTCAAATACAACGATCAAATATTTATTAAAGATTCTTATTGGCGTATTCTTGAAATAAGCGACTACGTTGTCGGTATGCAAGAAAGCGTGAAGGTCAAATTGATGAAGTTAATTAGTGTTGAACCTGATTGTTTGCTAACTCCATCCGCTATTGATGCAAATGGTGAAGTGATTTTTTACGATAGCGAAGGTAATCCAGCTTCATCAACTGAAATTTGTTGTACTAATTATGGTTATACATGGGATGGAATCAGCAAATGCTTCGCGTTTCAACGTGATAGTGATGGGCAAAAGAAATCATTGACAAATGATAAAGTAGAACTAACGAAAGACGTTACTATAAACACGGATAAGTTATTGCAATTACCAAACAATTCCGTTGATTTCAATAATATGCATTCCATCGTAGGTGGTATGAATAACTTTTTAGGCGCGAATAATGATGGTAGCTTAGTCAATGGAAATCGGAATTTCATTAACGCGGATTTAGGTTCGGTTAATGTGATGGGCAGTAATGCAACCGTTATTAATAAAGGTTTAACCATTGGCGGTAATGGTAGTTACAGCGGTGAAATCCAAACGGGAATTGTTCATGCGTGGGGAAGTGGTAACTTTACTAATAACACTACCTACATTGATTTAAAAATTGAAGGTGCGGATAACTACAATATCCCAACTAATACGAATTGGATTCTAAAGATTCTTTTGAGCGGTATGCAATACGGATTAAGCGGAATGGATGGAATCATTACAGGCGAGTATAACATTCATGTTGTCAATCGTAACACAACCGTTCTATTTATTAACGCAACTACCATTGATGAAACGTTTGATAATTTAACAGGATATCTCGTTTGGGATTTAGTTATAAGTGGTGAAACATTTTACCCACGTGTTAAATTAGTAGGCAGCGCATCGTATCCCGAAAACGATATTAAGTTAAGCGCATTAACAACATTTACCCAATACCATTATGAATAACCCACAAATGACATTTAAAAACGTGCAGCAATTAATCCAATTAGGTTATGGATCAAAGCTGCCATCGAATAAAAATAATATGCCCAACTGGCTAACTATTTTAATTAATTTGAGCATAACCGCTACATTGATTATGGGAACTATTTACTTAATCTCTTTATTCTAATGGCAAACAAACGACAGTTATTGAAGTCGATATACAAGGCACGGCGAAAGTCGAATCGATGCGTACACAGATGCGCAAGTTACGTGAGGAATTAGCGACATTACCCGAAGGCACGGCGGAATTCACACGAGTTCAAAAACAACTTGGAGAATTAAAGGATAAGATGGACGACTTAGGTAAGTCGGTCAACACGATGAGCGGTGAACCATTGGAGCGTTTGAATAACTCCTTTGGTATGATTGGCTCGTCTATTTTGTCGTTGGATTTTGGAGCAGCGCAAACAGGTATACAAGGTATTTCATCTGCAATCAAAGATTTCAAATTTGGGGATTTATCGAAAGCTGCCAAAGGTTTCGGGGGAACTATGTTAGACTTAGGTAAGTCGTTAATGATGAACCCAATTTTCGCCATTGCTGGCATATTGCTTTTAATCATTACAAATTTTGAAAAACTAACAAAGGCAGGTGGATTAGTTGGAAAGGTTTTCGGGTTTATTGGTGATCAAATCGCCATCGTTAAAAATGCTGTTGTTGACTTTTTGAATTGGACTGGTATAATAGATACACAAGCCGAAGAACGCGCAGAAGCACAGAAGAAACGCAACGAAGAAATGATTGCGGATTTACAAAAGGCAAATGATGCAGTTGGTAAAATGCGCGATGATTTAGCTCGTTCCAATATGAGCGAACGCGAAAAGGAATTGGCGGATATTAAAAAATGGTACGATGAACAATTATGGTTAGCGCGTGGCAATGCAGATACACAAGCGGAGGTAACTAAATTAGCAAGGGAAAAACAAGCGCAGATTAATGATAAATACGATCAACAAGATTCAGATAAAGCAAAAGCAAGAAGGGAAAAAAATAAAGCGGAAAATGAAAAGGATGCACAAGAAGCTGAGAGAAAAAGAAAAGAAGAATATGATAAAGCTGTAAAGCAACAACAGTTACTCGATGATATTAAACGTGAAGCAGCAAATGAAGAAGAAGCATTAGCGCAAGAAATTCAAAACATTAAGCAAGGTGTACAAGCTACTGAACTTCAAAATGTGCAAGATGAATACTTTGAAAAAATTGAACTTGCCAAAAAATATGGTTTAGATTTTACCGCATTAGAAGAAGAATTAAAAACCAAACAAGCGGAAATAAATGCTAAGTATAGAAAAACGGAAGAAGCTGCAATACAAGAAGAAGTAAAACTAACCAAGTTAACACAAGATCAAAAATATGAAATCTATAAAGCCACTATTGATGGTATAATGGGTTTAAATGATTTACTTACTACAACTGGAATATTAAACGCGGAACAATCTTTTAAAGTTAGTAAGGCATTATCATTAGCACAAGCGACAATAAGTGCAATCGAGGGAACTCAAAACGCATTTAAAAGTG